CTAAGGGCATCCACATTCTAAAGGATCCAAAATCATGCAATATGAAACCACAATTGAACCACTTATGGCTAGTCATGGGGCCTGGGTTTGTGGCATCATACAATAAACCAAATGAGTGGTAAACATCAAGTTGGTATTGTTGAAAATCAAAGTTCACATTCGACACGTTAATAAGTTCACAATCATCACCAAATTGGTAACAGTGGAACATTGTCATCAGCTTGGCTGGGGTTACGTCAAACTGTTTGAACAAGGCGTAACTTGTCATGAAAATGCCACACAATGTGTTCATTATTGATGTTAACCCATTGCCACTACCGTTTTTACCAGTTTTGGCAAGGATATATCCATCAATATCAACAATCAGCCCATTACACAAAGTCAGTATTAAATTCCGCCAAACCAGTTTATCTTCTGGACCAAACTGGCAGGTGTCACTAATTAAATCACCTACTATGCATTGGAGTGTTGTACTCAAGCGTGTTTCAAATGCTTTGCCATCAAAGGAATAACAAGTTTTACCTTCTGAATGTGTTGCCATTTGGTGGAATGTACCACCTGTAACACCTAAGCCGAGAGCACTCCAAGTCATACCAGTGTGTGAGAGGAATGACGAATGCATAAACTGTTCATGGAATGTGCCTGTCATCATCCTTATTAAAAATACTCTGTCAGGATCGTCTGCAAAAACAACACGAGCCTTATTATACTTTGTTTTTTCATAAACTTCTCCATACTTCGGGTTCGCTGATGTTAAAACCTCAACTGGTGAATGTTGGAGTAAATTCCTGTATTTTTGTATCTTATAAGTGTGTGGTAATGGATCAACACTATCATAATAATGTTGTTTGCTGTGAAAGATTTTTTCATATGGGTAACCTGGACTTGTGTTGGTATCCAAGGCTTGCAAAGTCTCATCATACGTATAAATGCGCGGTGTAGTTCGGATCATATTTGACAACATCAACCTAACTAATTCAATCGATTTAGAAGTGGTGTAAGGGTCAAGATCGACCCAACAATCACTAGTGAATTTGTCAACTGACACTCGTAAATTTTCCTTATTAACGTTATTTTGGACAAAACGCCCTGTATCACCATGGTCATTCAAACTATGAAAAAGGGAATAGTAAGGACAATTGTCACTGCCTTTAAAATTTCCCTCAGCATTAACCTTCAAGTGTGGTTTACGCGATAGTTGGCCTCTAACTGGCACATATGAGCTGCCTCCAATCATGGTTGTCAGGTTGTGCTCATTGTAGCGTGTTATGGCTTGAGTCCTATCAAGTTCATAAGGTGTTTGCTTGTCATAACCTTCCTCACCAACACGTACACGGCAAGCCTGAGGTTGCAAGGGATGAATAAATGGGCAACCCGGCCTGAGGCAATTGACCCCAAACATGCAAGTCATAGGGATTTTACTCTCAACAGACTCATAAATTGGTCGTTTAGTGAACACAGGCACACCGGGTTGCTTTGAAGCATTATTATCAAGACAGGAGAGAATCACTGATGATGGAGTGTAAAAGTTCATACGACCATTTGTGCCATTGTGAATTCCTTGGGCTGCACTGTCATCATTAAGTATTGGCGTTCCACTATCACCAGGTGTTGTATTTATGGTGTGCATGACTGTTTGGAGATCATGTCCAAATAAGGTTGTTGTCTCTGGACCTATAGAAACACCTAAATTGACCGACCGAATTATAGGGTCAAACTTGCCTGGATGTTTGACGAAAGCGTGGACATCTTTCTTCATGGTTGTAGCGAGAGTAATAGGTGAGACATTTATTATTGAGCTTTTAGGAGTTATAAACGCAACATCTTTCTCAGGATGGCGACTAAAGATTTGGGCATCTTCTAAAAATTGCCCATGTTGGTTTAACAACCTAACAAAGTCACCCACTTGTTTTTCCTTTGGTATTATATGATTAACAGTAACAATCAGTGGCCTTGAATGTTTAAAGTAAAATCCTTTGCCAAAGGTCATACGGTCTTCAACAGTGTTTGTTATTGTGAAAATTGCGCCAATATCAGATAAGGACAATCCAGGAACAGCTCCCACTATCCCTTCTTGTGTCAGATCAACACCGCGATTTCTCTGCTCACGTCGCCCAACACGGTTCCAATTTATATCATAGAAATTCCCGTATTTAACACCTGTCGGGTCTTCCTTCAAG